ACATTGGTGGATATTAATGTAAGAGATACCCCAGAATTAGTAGAAAGCTCTGAGTTCAATTCACAGGATTTACTTATTGATGACGCCATAGAGGATTTTAGTGGGTCACAGTTGGTGTTTGGCAATCCTAGACGATCGACCACGTCTGTCACGGTACCTAGGTTTAGTTCTCCAAGAGAAACTACATTATATGTGCAAGATGTACAAGGATACACTGTAGCTTATCCAGAGTCTCGTGACAGATCGGAGATAATTTATCCTCAACCGGATGTACCTGCAGTGGTCATCCATTTTGGAGAACCAGGTGGTGATTATTATTTACATCCTGACCTACAGCGACGCAAACGCAAGCGAGCTTATCTGTAATTTTTTTCAGATGTCTTTGTGGCTTCCTGCAACTGGTAAAGTATATTTGCCACCATCAACACCGGTGGCACGGGTTTTAAGCACTGATGAATATGTGGAGCGGACCAATATATTTTATCATGCCACTAGTGACAGATTATTAACAGTTGGACACCCATATTTTGATGTCAGGTCGTCTGATGGCTCTAAAGTAGAGGTACCTAAAGTATCAGGCAATCAATTCAGAGCGTTTAGAATGTTGTTTCCAGATCCAAATAGATTTGCATTAGCAGACATGTCTGTTTATAATCCTGACAAAGAAAGATTAGTATGGGCCTGCGTAGGAATAGAAATCAATCGAGGACAACCTTTAGGTGTTGGTACATCTGGTCATCCATTATTTAATAAAGTAAAAGACACAGAAAACACTAATAATTATCAGAACAGTTCTACTGATGATAGACAAAACATTTCATTTGACCCAAAACAAGTGCAAATGTTTATTATAGGCTGCACACCATGTCTAGGTGAATATTGGGATAGAGCTTTGCCATGCGATGAAGCTGGTGATCAACAAGGTAAATGTCCACCTATTGAACTAAAAAACTCTGTGATTGAGGATGGCGATATGATTGACATTGGCTTTGGCAACATAAATAACAAAACATTATCAGTGAACAAATCAGATGTCAGTTTGGATTTAGTAAATGAAATAGCCAAATATCCAGATTTTTTAACTATGGCTAATGATATATATGGAGATTCTTGTTTTTTTTTTGCCAGAAGGGAACAATGTTATGCTAGCCATTACTTCACTAGAGGTGGAGCAGTAGGGGATGCCATACCTGACACAACAACCAATCAGGATCATAAATACTACATAGCACCAAAGAATGGGCAAGCCCAGAGCCCTTTAGGTAACTCTATATACTATCCTACTGTTAGTGGCTCATTGGTTTCTTCTGATGCACAGCTTTTTAACAGGCCTTTTTGGTTAAAACGTGCGCAAGGCCATAATAATGGCATTTTATGGGGAAACCAAATGTTTGTTACTGTTGCAGACAATACAAGGAACACCAATTTTACTATCAGTGTTACTTCTCAAAATGGTCCACTTACAGAATATGACGCCACCAATATCAGGGAATTCCTACGACATGTTGAGGAATATCAAATATCTGTAATATTGCAACTGTGTAAAGTCTCCTTACAACCAGATGTGTTAGCTCAAATTAATGCTATGAACGCAGGTATATTGGAAGACTGGCAGTTAGGCTTTGTACCAACACCAGATAACTCAGTTCATGATACATATAGATATATTAATTCTCTTGCTACAAAGTGTCCTGATAAAGTAGCCCCTAAAGAAAAAGAAGATCCTTTCGCAGAATACTTTTTTTGGAGGGTTGATATGACAGAAAAATTATCTTTGGATTTAGACCAGTATCCGTTAGGACGTAAATTCTTGTTCCAAACTACATTACCTACCTCTCGTAAGCGTGCAGCACCGACCACCAAATCGGTCTCAAAACATACTAAACGAAAACGCACCTAACCGATATCGGTCCCTTTTAATAAACAAGTATTCTAACCAAAGTGGTATGTGAAGCATTTTTTAACCGTGTTCGTGACTAAACCGAACAAGTCAACGCCAGCAACCGCACCCGGTTAATCAGATTATAAAATCGCTGTCGGTGCCAAAGAAGACAAAGACTTGGCAGGATCTCGAGGAAACACCGCAGGCGCCCGCCAAAAGTCTGCCAAGTTTTCTTGGCAGAACATCTTTTTGGCTACAACTCTCACCGATAACGGTAAGTATTTGTTTTCTGCACCGGTGCCGGTTGCTACATTACTCATACGGTGATTGTGGTTTACAACTATCATCTTGACATATTACATGTAACCGCATGTGTTGTATCTAATATAAAAATATTATGTGCTGCTATTATTGTTCAGATGCTCATGGACAGGCCAAGGACAATCTTACAGCTTACACAGCATCTCAATATACCAGTGGAAGACCTACTGGTACCTTGCAAATTTTGTAAAAGATTTTTAACTCTTATTGAACTTTTGCAATTTGATTATAAAAATCTACAATTAATTTGGCATGACGAATTAGTATATGCTTGCTGTTGCAGCTGTGCATATGCATCAGCCGCCTTTGAATATAAAAACCATTTTGAGTTTCAGGTAGTAGGTAAGCAAATTGAGGAAATTACTCAGCAAAGTATTGGATTTATTAATATTAGGTGTGTGTTTTGTTTAAAGAATCTAGATTTGTTAGAGAAGTTAGACAATTGTGCTAGGCATCAGCAGTTTTATAAGGTGAGAGGTAATTGGAAGGGATTGTGTAGACATTGTGGGTCGATAGAATGATTGGGAAAGAAGTAACTATTCCAGATATTGTTCTGGAAGAGCTGCAAGAGCTTGCTCAGCCCATTGACCTGCATTGTTACGAAGAGTTACCAGAGCTTCCAGATGCTACTAGTGAAGAATCAGAGGAGGAGCCTGAACGCATCCCATACAAAATTGTAGTACCTTGTTGTGGGTGTCCAGTGAAACTCCGTCTCTACGTTTTTGCGACCTATTTTGGCATTCGGGCATTGCAGGACCTTTTACTTCAAGAAGTTCAACTCATCTGTCCACAGTGTCGAGAGGCCATTCGCAATGGAGGACAATAAAGGTACTGATGCAGGTGCAGGATGTAGTGATTGGTTTTTAGTAGAAGCCGATTGTTCCGATACTAGTGATTTAGAAAATGATTTAGAAAAACTGTTTAATGAAGAGACAGATTCAGACATTTCTGATTTACTTGATGATGGGGACATTGAGCAGGGAAACTCCCGCGAATTGCTATGCCAGCAAGAAACAGAGGAGAGCGAGCAACAAGTGCAATTGCTAAAACGAAAGTATTTGAGTCCTAAAGCTATTTCACAGCTTAGTCCGCGGCTGGAGTCCATCTCCTTGTCGCCCCAACATAAATCTAAAAAGCGACTATTTGTGGAGCAGGACAGCGGCTTAGAGCTTTCACTAAATGAAGTTGAAGATATTACTGAAGAGGTGGAGGTACCGGCAAGTGCTTCAGTGCCGGCAGCACAGGGTGGAAAGGGAGTGGGAGAGACGCATTTTAAAGAGCTGTTAAAAAGTAGTAATGTAAAAGCAACTCTAATGGGAAAATTTAAAGATGCGTTTGGGGTGGGATTTAATGAATTAACCAGGCAATATAAGAGTAATAAGACCTGTTGCAAAGATTGGGTTGTAACAATATACTGTATACAAGATGATTTATTAGAAGCTTCCAAAATACTGTTACAAAAACATTGTAATTATATATGGATGCATGTATTACAGCCTATGACATTATATTTATTGTGTTTTAATGCTGGAAAAAGTAGAGAAACTGTATGTAGATTATTAAGTTCTATTCTGCAAATCAATGATATACAGGCATTATTAGAGCCTCCAAGACTGCGAAGTGTGTTAGCTGCATTGTTTTGGTACAAAGGCAGTATGAATTCCAATGTCTATTCATTCGGTACCTATCCAGAATGGATAGTAGCTCAAACAATGATAAGTCACCAGTCAGCAGAAGCTACACAATTTTCATTATCAGATATGATACAGTGGGCATTTGACAATGACCATGTAGAAGAAGCAGATATAGCTTATAATTATGCTAGGTTGGCTGAAACAGACAATAATGCCAAAGCTTTTTTGGATAGTAATAGTCAGGCCAACTTTGTAAGACAGTGTGCTTTGATGGTTAGACATTATAAAC